ATTCCATGATTTCGGCCAGGGCCTGGCGGGTGCCCGGGCGGGCTTTCATGCGCAGGTCTTCTTCCTGCAGGCGCTCGGCCTTGGCCCTGCGCTTCTCGTCACGCTGCTGCTGCGTCAGAGCCATCATCGCCTCCATTGCGCACGAAGGTGGCGTCCGGCCCGATGTCGAGCAGGTCGCACACCCGGTTGATGATCTTGAGCGCAGCCGCAAACGCCTCGGCATCGTCCGGCTCTCGGGCCAGGCGCTTCATGTTCGGCTGATGCTCCAGGCAGACCTTGTCGACCAGGCGCCGGGCCAGCCTGCGCAGATGGTCGGCGCTGTCGTGCTCCCGCAGGCTCAGGGCGAAGGCCAGGGCCACATCATCAGGCCGGTACTGCCCGCCGCTGCGGGTGTTGTATAGCTTCTTGACCGGCCGATTCATCCAGGCCGGCAGGGTGATTACTCCAGAGGGTGCTTTCTGCATGTCTGTGCTCCGTGAGGCCGCTGGGCGGCAGGTGGAACTGTTCTTGCCGCCGGCGCTGGCGAACCAGGTTGTTGATCCGCCTCATGCCGCCCGCGCCGCGTCGATTTGCTCGGTGATCTCGAACAGCTGCTGGGTCAGGTTCTCAATGGTGGCAGCGCCGCGCACTCGTTCGGCACGGCCCCACTGACAGCTGCGGTTGAACAGCAGCTGCAGGTTCTGCTCCAGTTCCTTCTGGCGCTGGAGCAGGTCGAGAATGGTGGGGAGTGGCATGGCTTACTTTTCCAGTGCTTTCCGCAGGTACGGATCAATGTCGGCCTGGCCGAGCAGCCAGCGCTTGTAGTCGCGCGGGATGTCCTCGATCTTCGAGCCGGCGTGCTTGCCGAAGCGGATGACCTTTGGAATGCGAGCGTCTTCCGAGATTTCCCAGAGTTCTTCCCAGCTGGCTACCGGCCGGCCCAGCTGCGCCTTCAGGGAGGTGAATATTGCAGCCAGGAGGCGGCGGCAGTTCTTGACGTCGTCCAGCGCGGCGTGGGCGTTTCGCAGCAGTTCGGGCGCCTCCGACCGGTAGTGGAGGTAGATCATCGCTGACTGTGTGTGCGAGTCGGCATCCGGCCAAAGCATCGAGCTCAAGGCCTTGGTGCAGATGCGCCTGATATCTGGCTTGCCGATCACACCCCAGTCGTAATCGACGTTGTGACCGATCAGGTAGGTGGCGTCTTCAGGCAGTTTGAAAGAGTCGTGAGGCGGGCAGTCGGCCAGTTCTTCGTCCAGGATGTGGCTGGTTGCCAGGGCGCCCAGTTCGATGGGCTTGGACGGCTTGTAGCGCTGCAAGAATTCGCCCGTTACGGCCAGGCCGGCGCCGAGTTGCAGCCAGGCGGCCTCAACCAGTTCCGGGCTGTTCAGGCCGGTGGTTTCAGAGTCGAAAATGTAGGCGGTCATATGAGTTCCATCGCGGAAGAGAAAGGCATTGCAGCAGTAGGATGGACTGTTGCTCAGAGTGATCAGAATGGAATTTCGTCTGAGAAGTCAGGCGGTGCGCCGTAGTCGTAGTTGTCAGGCTGGGCGTATCCGCCGGCCACCTGGGCGGACTTCGGACGACGGTCATGCACTGGCTTCTTCATCAACTGCTGCACCATCTTTTCCAGCTTCGCCGGGGTTGTGCAGCGCGGGTCCAGGATCTCGGATGCTGTTTTCTCCGATTCAGCGCTGAATGGTGCGTAAATGATCGGTCGCGGCATTCCAGTCTGGCTGCTCTTCTCGATCTCCATCTGGATGAGCAGGCCGATAGGCTTTTTCAGCAACTCAGGGAAGCCGGGCGCGGTTACCTGTTCGCGCTGCTTGGTGTCGTTGTTCCATTTCTCGAACTGGGTAGGCTGCGGCGACCCGACGGTGCGCAGCTGAAGGCAGGCCATGATGGCGTTCATCATCGCGTAGCCGCCCTCGTTGCGGGTGCCGTGCTGGTAGGTCAGATTGAGGTAGAAAGTGGCCTCAGCACCGTCGCGGCTCTTGAAGGTGAAGCCGATACCTGTCGACCCCGTTTCTTGCTTTTCCATGTACTCGGCGCGCAGGAACTCGCCAATGAACTTGCCAGCATCATCAATGAAGGCTGACTTGTTGTCCGCGGAGCGCGCGGCATTTGCGTCCAGGTTGAACATTCAGAAGGCTCCTATGCGGCCTGAGTGGTGTTGGTGAGGTCGTAGTACTCGCAGATCGCGGCATCGACCAAGGCGAGGTCGTTATCGATCATCGCCTCGTTGAACATGCCCATCGGGGCCTTTGTGGTGTCCGACCCGCTGTTTCGGGTGCTGAACAGGTGCTGGCCGTCACTGACCACCGAGCGCAGGACGATGGTGACCATTCCCTCCAAGGTGATTTTTTCGTCCAGCATCTTGCCGATGGTCTTCATCTTGATCTGGCCGGCATCTGTCTCCTCGGTGTGGCTGAGGATGTAGACGCGAACGTCGTCGGGCAGGCTGAGCAGCGCTTCGAAGATGTTCCAGGTGTGCCGGCCGATCTCGGTGAACTTGTCGAACCCCTTCTCCTCGCTCCGGCGCATGAACTCGTTGGCCAGGATGTACTGGAAGTCGTCGATAACGATCACCTTGCGCTTGGTCTGGCGGCAGGCGCCAATCACCTTGACCCAGTTGTCGGTGACATAGGACTTCCATGCCTTGGAGCCAGGGAAGGGAAGCGGCTTTTTGATGACCTGGACCAGGGCCACGTCATCAGGCTTGAAATTGCGCAGTGATGCGCTCTTGCCAGCCCCGGACTTGCCGAGGATCAGGGTTACGGTTGCCATGTGGCACCTCAGCTCGGTTGGTTGTCCCACTGCCGCTCAATGCGAGCGGCCTCGTCTTCGTACTCTTTGCGCTCTTCGCCCTGGTACCGCTCAGGCGAGAACGCTCCGACCGTGCTCCAGTCGAGCTGGGCGGCCAGGCGGGGTGTTGTGTTCATGTTTACCTCAGGAGGTGATGCAGCCCGCGTATGCGCTGGCGAGCATCCAGGCAGTGCAAAGGGAAAGGGTGAAGAAGCCCCCGCGCCACATGGCGAATCGCCTTGCGCGCTGGTAGCCGGTCATGGCCGCACCCGGACAGCAATGCGCCGACCCTTCATGGTGGTGCCGAGGCGCCGGGTCAGGCTGGAGACTGGCGTCTCTCGTGGTAGACCGACGGCCTCGTTGAAAGGCAGGCCGAAGCTGATCACTGCCAGGGTTCGCTCGATCTGCTCCAGTTGCTCATCAATGAGCGATTTCACAGGTGCTGTGCTCATGCCACCCTCCCGTGCATCTCCATCCACTGTTCGTGATCGCGGGCAATGATGCGGTTCAGGCGCTCGACATAGCTGCGCTGCTCGGCAATGTCGATGGCGCCAGTTAGGCCGGCCAGGTCAATGGCCATGACCAGCTCGCCCCGAAGCGTGTCGCTGAAGTTCTCGCAGATGGCAGTGAAGCGAGAGTCGATGATATCGACCACCGCCTGGCGGGTACTCTTGTTCATACAGTCCTCCGGGCGGCGCCTGAGCCGCACATGCCTTCCATCTTGTTGAGCGCTGAGCTGATTACTCGACGGCTCTCTGCCCGCTGATGCTCGTTGCGCTCGCGAATCATCGTGTTCCAGGCCTGGTTGTTAGCCCGGGCCTGTTCCGAGGTCATATGGTCAGCCCACGACGAATCACCAAAAAGCTGGTACTGGCGGTCGACTTCGCGGGCCTGGGCGCTGTCTGCGTAAAGCTCGTGCTCGCGAGCCATAGTCGCCTCCAGGTGGTGGGTTACTCGGTGGGTGGGGAAGGGAGGGGATGCCAGTGGGTAACACCATTGCTCAGGTACATCTTCGTGTAGAGCTGGGTGCCAGCGTCATCCAGGCCAGCGGTGACATCGCCGAAGTAGTCTTGGATGTGCACCATGTCCATGCCGCCCTTTGGCCAGGCATGGCGCCCGGCGTGCGGTGATGTGCCATCTGCATAAGCGAGAACGGAGTCGTCCTTGATCTCCGGCAGCCTGTCGCTGCACTTGATCCAGCCGCTCATGGCTTCACCCGGGCGGTGAGCATGGCGTCGGCCAGCTTGTAAGCTGTGGTTGCGGTTTCGTTCTCACACCCGCCCATGCCCAGTAAGCACGGAGCACCGGAAGTGGATATGAGCCCCTGCAACGCCTTGGCTGCGAAGTAGTCACGCAGCTCCATACCCATGAAGCGGTCAGCCTGACCCTCCCCGAAAAGAGTTGTTGCAGCCTCTGGCGCAGGGAAAGCCGGGCCTCCAGTCATTGTGCTCATGATGTGAACCTCGGTAGCCAACCGCATTGGTCAGGAGCCAGGCGCGGGTGACCAAACCCACCGTGAAAGGTGGCCTGGCGCCTGCCAATGCGGTCGAAGTGAAGGGAAGGGGATGCGGGATGCATCGGGAGCCACTCTCCGGGGCAAACCGGGTGTCGGGACGCCTCACCAAAGGGCAAGACGCTACCCACGCTCACAATTCGCGGCGATCAACTCGCGTTCAGAGTGGCTCCCGATGAACCCCGCTAAAGGAACATCGGGCCTGCTTTTGGCTAACTGCAGGCAGGTGGTTGAGAGCCGCTGGCGGAACAGCGGATGCCCCGCTCGAAGCTACCAACATCGAGCGTTTCCCGTTGCTGATACCCGCCGGGATTAGGGTCGAGGGAGAAGGCCGCCCGGGAGAGCAGCCTCACTGATCAGCTCAGTGCTTTGGTGCAGGCGGTGAGCGCTACCTCACATGCATCTGGTCTGGCCGGGTAGGCCCCGGATTCGCCTGCGGTGAAAGTCGATTAAGGTGAACACGGGTGAGCGTTACGTTGCGTAAGCATCACGGTAATGCGCTTTAAATCGATAAAAACTGCATCGGGGTGTGATCTGCATGACGTTTGCCGCCCATTGCTCTCGCGCTGGGTGACGGTACTCAGATCACACTCCGGTGCAGCCTGCGATGGGGAGCAGGGCATCGGGCCGTCTTTCCGGCTGTCATAGGTCAGTTATGTGCCAACGAGAGGCTGCTGATAATGCAGACCGAGCCATCCTCGGCAGGCGTTGAGTCCGTGTAATCCACCTGGTTGTAAACGCCGCCGTGGAAGTTCAGCAGCGATGAACGCCAGGAACTGTCCATATGGAGACTGCCGGACGAACCTGCCTTGCCATTGCAACTGGCGGTCACGGTCAAAGCGCCCGAGGCGAGAACGCGGAGGGTGACGGTGAACTTCGCACCCAGGGGGACACCCTTGAGCAGCGTGGTGTTGATCGGGGTGGCCTGGTTGAAGGTTTCGCGGAACCCCAAAGTGATGTTCCCTTTGCTCCAGAAGACCTTGACTGGCGGGCTGTCGTCGTCCTTCACATGCAGCTGCGAGATCACCACTTTCTGCGCGAAGTTGACCTTCGTGAGCGTCATCTCCTGCATGTTGATGTGCTCGGCAGCGCTCGCCAAAGACCAGTAGCTGGCCTCTTTCCACTCGCAGCGCGTGCGGTGGGTGCTTTTACTCGAAGCACCTTTGGTGGGCGCCGAAAACTGAACTGAGCCATCGGCCAGGACAGTCACCACGCTTGGGTACTGAGCGATCGCTTCGGCGCCGCTGAGCTCAAGAG